TATCAAGATTATTTGGAGAAGAAACAGCTTTAGGTAAAGTAGCGTTACTTGCTAAACAAGCTATGTTAGTACAAGATATGATAATGACTGCAAAGTCAGATATGACTAGAGCTAAAAGTACTGCTACTGGAGCTATACTAAAAGGTGCAGAAGCACAAGCAGCAATAGCAGCAGGTACAGCAGAAACAGCTAAAATTGGATTTCCGCAAAATATTCCGTTACTTATAGGATATGCAGCTCAAGCAGCCGGTATAATTAGTACTGTTAAGAGTGCAGTAGGTAAAAGTAAACAAATAGCAGGAACAGTAGGTGCTAGTAGTGGGGGTATAGATATTAGTTCTCCTAACGTACCAACAGGAGGATTAGGTAACCAATTAGGACCAGCAGCAGCAGCTCCTAGTTTACCACCACAACCTAACATGGTAAATCAATCTGTTAGAGCTTATGTAGTATCTGGAGATGTTAATTCAGCTCAAGAAGCAGATGCTAGACTAAGTAGAAGAAGATCATTAGGATAAAATATATATTATGAAAATAATCGAATTATTAATTGACAAGTTAGAAGATTTAAACGGCTTTGATGCGGTAGCATTAGTAGAAGAACCGGCAATAGAGGCAGATTTCTTTGCGTTTAACAATAAAAAACTATTAGATACAATACAGTTACAAGTTCTTAAGCTTGCAATAAAAGAACAATTCGTAGAAAGGTTACCTGGAGAATCTAAAGATAGTTATATAGCTAGATGTATTCCAGTACTAAAATCTGAAGGATATGGTGACGATCAAGCAGCAGCTATATGCTATGATGCTTTAAAACTTAACTTAGATAAAATAATTCAAGACGGTAAACCGTTATACGATACTAAAGAAGAAGCTGAAAGAGTTGCTTTAGAGATAGGTTGTGAGGGTTCTCACGAACACGAAATAGACGGTAAGATATGGTATATGCCTTGTGCAACTCATACAGAAACTAACGATAGACTTTTAGAGTTAGATATAGATGTATCTAGTTTACCAAATTATGTTAACCCAGTAAAAGAAGAAGAGTATGAATTCGAATCTTATACAGATTATCCTCAATCTGCCACAAATGCTGCAAAAAGAGCACTTGAATACAGAGATGCACACCCTGATAACGACTGTGGTACACGAACTGGATGGGCAAGAGCTAACCAGCTTGCTAACAGACGCCCTATATCAGAAGATACTATTGCAAGAATGGCTAGCTTTAAACGGCATCAACAGCACAAAGACGTACCGTACTCCGAAGGATGCGGAGGCTTAATGTGGGATTGTTGGGGCGGCACAGCAGGTATAGAATGGGCTTCAAATAAGTTAGAAAAGATTAGAGCAAGTGCAGTGTCTCTCTCAAGTGAAGATATTATAGAAAGCTTACCTATAAAAGAGCAAGAAAGAATATTAGAGACACTATCTCTTAGAGGGATTAACGAAGCTAAACTATCTAAAGAAGGATACGAAAGAGTAGATGCAGAAGAATTCTTTAAACATGTCTTTACTTCTGCTAAAACAGGTCTTCCTATAAAGGGAGATGCACAACAAGCAGATGCATTAACTACAAAAGGTGCTAAAGTATTATATGAATACGTAGGGCCATTAGATCAAAAGACTAGAAAGTTTTGTAGAAGAATGTTACAATTAAGTAAAAGAGGTACATTATGGTCTAAATCAGACTTACAAAACATACAAGGTAGTAATCCAGAATTTCCAGCTTACTATAACATTTATCTATATAAAGGTTCTTATGGTTGTAGACATTCTTGGAAGACAGTTTACTTATACCAAAAGAAACCTAAGAAACAAAAAGTAACTGTATCGTTTTTAAACAAAGCTAAAACAGCTTCTAAAGAATATAAGTTTGGTATTGATAGAGATAAAAAGAGATTAGTAGGTCCTATGCTTATACCTAACAAACTAATACTTAGAGTAGATGAAGAAGGTAAACCATTTTATGTATATTTCTCAGAAGATACAGTAAGACAAATAGCAGAAAAAGCAATAAAAGATAAACTAATAGACTCAGTTAACTTAGAACATAATCCTGATGTACCGGTAGATGCTCATATGACTTCTAGCTGGATTGTCGAAGACCCTAATAATGATAAGTCAAATATGTACGATATGAAGGTACCTAAAGGAACTTGGATGGCAGAATATAAAGTAGAAGACGATAGAGTGTGGGATATGGTTAAAGACGGAGTAGTAAATGGTTTTAGTATAGAAGGTATATTTCAGAATAAAAGAATACAATAATATATAAATATATAAATATATATAATGAATATTTCACCGGAACCAAGAGCAGGATTTATATTTACTTTTTTAACAACAGGATTTATGATACAAGATATAGCAATGGCCTTAGTATTAGGCTTTGTTGGTGCTTTAGGAGGATATGCTTTTAAGATACTAAAAGACTTTATTAGTAGTAAATTCCGCAAATAGAGCGTCTCTCTCATTAGATTTCCGAAAAGATATATATTCGCCTATTTATCCATATAGATTAGAACTTAACAATTTAATTAATCATTTATTATGGATAAAAATGAACTTAAAGATCTAGTTAAGTCTTATTTCAATCTAACAGAGAAGAATATCGAAACTCAAGAAAACACAGAAGAAGTAAAATTACAATCAGCTAAATTAGTTGACGGTACACCTATTACTAACGACAAAGATTCAGACTTTGAAGTTGGAGATACAGTACATGTAACTACTGAAGCTGGCGAAAGCGTATTAGCTCCATCTGGAGAACATGCTTTAGAAGACGGTATTGTTCTAGTGATAGATGGAGAAGGTAAGATTACTGGATTACACAAACCAGGTGAAACTGGACAAGGTTCCTTAGCTGAAGAGCTACCAGATTCAGGACCTGCTAAAATTTTAAACGAAGAAGAAAAACTTTCTGAAGTTAAAGAAGAAGTAGAAACTGAAGTAGAGCTTAATGATGCAATCGAAGACGGCGATGAGCTACCAATGTCAGAACATGAAGAAGAAGACATGGAAGAGCATAGCATTAAAGAAGAAATCATTGAGGCTATTATGGAAGAAATTGCTCCTAAGATAGAGGAAATGCAAAAGAAACTAGCAGATCATGAAGAGAAAATGAAAGAACATTATTCTTCAGCTGCAAGTGAATCAGTAACTGAGAAGGCTTTTAGTAAAGCTGGATTCGGTTCAAAACCAAGTGAAGAATTATTTCAATTTAACACTACAGACTTAAAAAAGATGCAATACGAAAATATATTGAGTAGGGCTTCAAAAAACAATTAATTAACAAACTTTAAAATTATTTCAATTATGGGATTAGATGTATCTGCATTAAATGACTTCAACAATGAAGTAGCAGGAAAAGTAGTGCCAAAGATGGTTTTCGAGGGCTATTCTACTTCAATTTTACCTATCCAGGAAGGAATTAAGTATGAGGAACCATTAAACATCTTCGAGGTTGACCTACAAGTTCAATCAGGAGATTGTGTTTCTACACCTTCAGGATCTTTCGATGCTACACAAAGAACAATTCAAGTTACACAAAGAACATCATACGATGGTCTATGTTTAGATAACTTAAACCCAAAATACTTAGGTATTTCGGCATTAGACGCAGGGTCTTACAATGAGACTTTCAAACTTGCATCTGTATACACAGAGCAAATAGTTAACCAAATGAAGAAAAGCGATGACGCTTTTATTTGGAACACTACAAACGGACTAGGATTATTAACTTCAGGATCTACAGCAGGTGTTGTAACTCCAGCAGGAGCTAACATTCCAGTCGTAGTAGCAGACATTTTAACAATTATTGATGAGTTAATCATCAACTTGCCAGATGACGTAGCAGACAGGTCAGATTTGACTGTTTGGATGTCAGTTGCTTCATTTAGAAAGTATGTAACTGCTTTAAGAACATTAAACAATTTCTATTTTGATCCAGGATCAATCGAGAACAGAACAGGAATCTTACAAATGGCTTACCCATTCCAAAACGTAAAAGTAGTTGGAACTTCAGGTATATCAGGAGAAAGAATCGCTCTTATGCCTGACGCTTATGCAGTTATAGGTACTGATCTATTATCAGACGTAGATAACTTTAGCTTATGGTACGATATCAATGCAGACCAATTAAAACATAGATTAAAATCTAAGTTAGGTGTGCAGGTAGCGTTCCCAGAGTACATCGTATCTAACGATAGAAACTAAGACAACCTTAATTGGGGTCTTTAATTAGGCCCCTTTTACTAACCTTTAAAAACAATTAAACTATGGCATGTGATATTTCAAGTGGTTTTTCGTTAGCATGTAGAGACAATAGCGGAGGAATAAAAAACATTTATATTCTTTCAGGATCTACTCCTGCGATAACCGAATCATCAGAAGGTTTAATTAGCGACTTATCAGGTACAGGTGTCTTTTACAAATTCGAATTGACTAAAAACGTAGGAGACTTTACAGAGACTCCAACAGTAAGTTTAGAAAATGGTACAGTATTCTATGATCAAATCATAAACGTAGCATTCCACAAACTACAATCGTCAATTAGAAATTCAGTTAAAGTATTAGCTCAAAACCCAGACTTAAAAATCGTAGTAGAGACTAATAACGGCGTAGAATCTCCTTACACAGGAAGATACTTCTACATTGGAAACAGAAGAGGAGCAAATCTATCAGGAGGTGCTGGTGCTACAGGTACTGCATTTGGTGATATGAATGCTTACTCACTTACTTTTCAAGGTATAGAGCCAGAACCAGCAGAAGAAATTTCTACTGCAGATGGTACTTTAGCAGACGCACTAACTGGATACACAGTAGGCTAATTATACAATAACTAAAGGGGAGTAGGTTTTAAAAAGCTCACTCCCTTTTTTTTTAAACGAATTAAATGATTAACTTAATAAAAGAAGGTACTTCAAACTCAATAGCGATAAGTCCATTATCGCAATCGTTGTATCATGATTTAGCTAGTGGATCATTCGAACTAGATTACACGCAAGACTATGATCAGTCTTCTGGTAGTATAGATCTAACTAAATTACCTCCAGTACCAGCAGGATACTACAATAACTATTTATTGTTTAGTTTATTAAGTAGTAAGGTACCTGCTTATTCTGGTTTTTATACTTACGACTTAAAAGAGTACATTGCAGGAACAGATGAATGGAGTTTAGTAACTTCAAAATGGAATGCTGCAGCATGGGAATGGAGTGAAGGAGCTAAGAGTGGAATAAGATCTATTGACCAAGGAAGAATGAAAGTTGTAGGAACGGATCAAGCTTCGTATATTAGTTATACGGACTCTGATCAAGATGGTCAGTACACAACATATCATAAATAATTATGGCAAAGAAAGAAACTAAATTACATTTTGCAAAGGTAGAGAGGTTCTCTCATGCATTAGCTAACTTTAATGAAAAGTTACATGGGCATTATGTAAAGAGTGGTGACGATAATAGGTTTCCACAATACCTTATAGAACTATACAATAGATCAGCAATACATGCAGCTTGTGTAGATTCAATTGTCCATGGAGTTATAGGACAAGGATTAACAGCTAATGACGAAGAGTTTTTAGAATATGCAAACAAAAAAGAATCGTGGAATGATATTTTTGCTAAAGTAACTTTAGATTATAAATTACACGGTAGCTTTGCATTAGAAATAATATACAGTAGAGATAGAACTAAAATAGCAGCAGTACATCACATAGACTTTTCTACTATAAGAGCAAAAGAGAAAAACCATAGAGGAGTAATTCCTGGATACTATATTAGTAATGATTGGAAACAATTTAAAGCTCACACAGAAGACAATACTATATATTTACCAGCATTTGACTTAGAAAAAGCTCAAGATGAACCTTCTCAAATCTTTGTGGTACACAACTACAGACCAGGTCAACAATACTATCCATTACCAGATTATAATGGAGCCCTTAGAACCATTGAGTTAGACGTAGAAATAGATAATTTTCATGTTAATAACATTAAAAATGGTTTAGCACCGTCATTAGCTATTACAACTTTTACAAATGGTAGTACAGACGATGTAACGGCAATAGAAAATATGCTACATGCTAATTATGGAGGAACTGATAATGCAGGATCTCTTATA